GTTAGGCGCAAAATTGCCTGCTTTTATATGAGTAGGCCGCGCCAGGAAAGGAATAAAAATGCGATGGAACGAAATAAAAATTGGTCGTTCTTTCAAACTTCATGTTTACAAAGAAGGCATATCGCTTTGGTTTAAAGACCGGTGGATCATAGATGCTTCTGAAATAACAAAAACTCGGCATGTATCTATAAGTAACAACGAAGAGGCGCGGCTTAAAATTGAGGTAGCGGGCAATTCAACGCCTAACACGGCCAGCCCCAAATTGCCGTTAATTGTGGAATCAAATCATATCTGCATATATTGTGTAAACGGCGACAAAAAAGAATTTATGTGTTCTGGTTGCGTGCCTGAGTACTCACTTTTTAAAGGGCGGCAACTTCGGGCGGGTGCCTGAAACGTTGGTGTGTCGCCAAAATAAAAGTGTTGATAAAAAGACGGTTTAATTATATATTAATACATGAATGCCACACATAGGCGAAAGGATTAAACAGTATGGGTATCAAAGATTTATCACTCGGTCGAGGCGGAGACATATTCCGCATTCCTCTCAAAAAACTACGCATCCCTCCGGCAGATTTATCACGCCTGGAATTCGACAACTCGCAGTACAAAATTTCTGAACTTGCCCGGTCGATAGCTGAGAAGGGCCAACAGGAGCCAATGACGGTTCGCATTGCCAAGGTGGGCGGAGAAGAGGTGGCGTACATCACCAATGGATGTCGTCGCTTCATGGCGATGATCTACGCCAATGAAAAGTTGGATGCCTCAATCGATGAGGCTAAGTGCATTAACGAGCCTGCCGGGACCACGGAAGAAACCCGCGTGTTGCTCCAATTCCAGAAGAACGATGGAAAGCCTTTCACGCAACTTGAATGCGGAATTGGTTTTCAGCGCCTACAGAAGGCAGGGTGGAGCCTCGCTAAGATGGCAGCGGAGTCCCATAAAAGCAAAACGTGGGTAGCCGACTGCCTGGCCCTGGCCGCTGATCCGGAGGCGATTAAAGCCGCAGTAGGCGCCGGAAAGATAAAACCGGCAACTGCAAAGAAGCTCAGGACTGCCGATGAGCAGGACAAGCAGACCGCCCTTCTTAAAGCCGATATGGGGCAGAAGGTCACCGGCAAAGACGTGGACGAAGCCAAAGCCGAACGCAAGGCCCACGAGAAGCCCGCGGAGGCTCCACGGGTTGACGCGGGCATCATTGCGGATGGATTGAGAGCGCGTGGATTTGAGAATGCCGTGGACGTGCCGCACAAGAAAGGCAACATCACGATTCGCATCGAACAAATCGACCCCCCATTTATCGCGGTGCTGGTGCAATAATGGACGACGTATCCCAAAACGCTGTTGAACTCACTATTGCCGAGCGTATTAAGCGCCTGGAAATGCAGGCGACGCGAGCGCGGGTAATTGTAAGCATGACGGTAGCACAAATTGAAGACAGTAAATCCATATCCCCTGAACTTATGAAGGAACTTAGAGATTTCTCAGAAAGCGAGTAACAAAATGGCAAGCGTAAATCGCGCAATACTTATCGGTCGACTTGGAAAGCCTCCGGCGTTGAACTATACACCGAATGGCAACGCGGTTTGTAAGTTCAGCATAGCTACGGTCGATGGATGGAAAGACAGCCAAGGCGAGAAGCATGAGAAAGTTACGTGGCACAATATAGTTTTCTGGGGTAAGGCCGGGGAAGCGGCCAGCAAGTATCTCTCAAAGGGTTCCTTGGTTTATGTGGAAGGCAAGATCGACAACCGAAGCTACGACGATAAGGACGGGAACAAGAAGTACGTCACTGAAATCATCGGTAGCGTGCTCCAATTTCTGGACACGAAGAAGGCAGCCGATCCGATGGACCAGCGACCGGCGCAAGAAAGCTTCAACCAGGCACCAATAACTGCCGACGAAATGCCGGAAGAAAGAAACCATACGCTTGGTGCTATAAACGACGATCTACCATTTTAAGGAGATAAAAATATGGAGTTGACAATTGGCCGGTAAATTATTCACCTTAGAAGCAGAAGACGAATCGTGCCGAGGATTTAAAAACCTTGAAGTGTACAGGAGTAGAACCATGAACGTATCTGGTATGAAAATATGTGAGGGTAAATGCAAGAAACCATTTCGGCCAATGTTCGCAGGGCAAGTCATTTGCACCCAATGCGCGATAGCCCCACATAAGAAAAGATTTGATCCGATTTCTGAAAAAATACAAGAAGATTCAAATTTTGGCGTGGTTGGGATTGCTGATGCTGATATTGCTAAAGGAAAATGTGGTTTAATCACAATAGGTATTTCAAAGGAGAAGAAAATGCCAGAGAAAAGAATATGTGTTGAACCTGATTGTCAGAAAGAATTTATAGGCACAGGGAGCCGCTGCATTGACTGTCAAAAAAAATGGAAAGCAGAATATAACGCAAAGTACAATGCAAAAAACAGGACAACATATAAAGCAAAGCGGGAATATATAAAACTCAAGAGGGTCAATAACGAAGGAGAAAAGATAAAACAATACGCTCCTGAATTTCCAAGCACGATTATCCGTAAATGCACGGAACAAACCACGGTAGAGAATCCAAATGTTTTTGCAGGTGCAAAACTATTTGAAGCGTGTATGAAAATGTGTGAACTATCAGGTAGTGTGATTGTTAGGACGGCAGGAATGGAAATCACCTTTAAAAAAATTCCATCATGAGAACAATAAACAGGCTCGAAAGATTATCCGAGAAGCTCAACAGTGTTCAGCTTACCTCAACGCAAGAGGCAAATGGCACATATAAAATCAAATTCAAGGACACTATTCTTTTCGATGGCATACCTAACGAGAACCTACAGGAATACATCATGGCAGAGACAACGGCATGCTTCGCAAAGATGGGTGCAAAGGTCGATGAATACCTGAAACTTACCAAAGCAAAAGCAGAACAGCTGTCTCTTGAACTTTTTTCTAAGGATAAAAATGACAGCACCAATTAGAGAAATCATTGATCGATTGGAGAAGGTGGTCAATCGTCCTAACTTTAAGCACATTGCAAACCTGTTTTCTCATAAAAATTATATTCGAGCCGATGTTGAATTAAAAAAGATAATGATGCAATTTCCAAACGATTTACAAGTTCAATTTAATTACGGATATAATTTAATTCAAACCGGATTCACTCAAAAAGCAAAAGACCTTTTTGAACAGATAATTTATACCCCCGGTTGCCCCCGCATATTACAGGTTCAAGCAATTTCAAATTATTGGCTATGCTGCGATTATTTAGGCATATCAGCAAGTCAACGATTGCACATAGAACCGTATTACGATTCTACAATAGGTGGATTGGCCATTCTACCGCAAGACAAAATCAAAATTGCCTACATTTCAGAAGACCTTTACAATCATTCTATTGGCAATGCTTTTTTGCATATTATAAAAGCAACAAACAAAGAGAAATTCGAAACGTATATTTATCATACCTCAGACAAGGAAGACTCAATCACAAAAGCGATTCAAAAGGAATGCGACCATTTCATTTACGCTCAAAATCAGCAATCAGAATACCCAATGCCGAGCGATGATATTTTTAAGCAACTACGGGAAAACCAAGTACAAATATTTGTTGATCTTGGCGGGCATACAAACGGGGGCAAGCGCCTCAACCTATTCTGTCAGAGACCTTGCCCGATTCAAATAACAATGCTTGGATACCCTTTTGATACGGGGCTTGATTGTTTTGATCTACACATTCCCGGGATGCCATATTTCCAGACTCAAAAGCCAGACGATTCAATAACGATAGGATGTCTATCATCACCATGCAAGATAAATAAAAGCGACATTCAATTTTACGACGAAATATTAACGCAAAGAAAAGATATTGAGCTGGTCTATGCACGCCTGGGTATGCAATATACTCAAGAAAAGACAGATGAAATAATGTCAATGCATTCAATCGCCAACCACAATCGTATATCAATACTCAATCTCAACATCCCATACAAAACAATGCTTGAGATGTTTGATGCCATAGTAGACACTGATCAATGGCCTGCGCATGCACTGCTACAGGACGCCCTATCAATGGGCATACCCATTATCTATAACGATAATAAGAGACAGCATAGGCATGGCAACGATGCACATATTCAAACGGGTCTCTATGCCATAAATTATAATGAGGTAAAGAAACGCAGGCAATTATCAGCACGAGCACAATACATAGCCAATACCATGTTGTCATTCGATAACTCGAAGCAATGGACAAGCAACTACGAGCAGACAATACTCAAGCTCTATAACGAAAGGTTAAGCATACATGATTGACCCCATTAACATCAACACATACAGACCAGGGCAGGACAGGGACACGGCAGAAAAGATCAATGAGATCATTGACTATATCAACAAGCAAGAGCAGGGCAAGCCTGACCAGGGGCAGGCGGTAAAGGAATGCATTGTTTCAAAATGACACAACGGGTCCTCCTCCAAGTATTTTTAATGAGGTTCAAGCCGAGCGCTTTCATTTTTTACGTGAAATCTTTCAAATTTAGGCACTTTAGCGCAACTTAACGGTTTAAATACGGGGTGATGGTATAAAATGAAGAAAAAAATAGACCGCAAAAAAACCCGCAACAAAAATCCAGTTGCATTGTTGTCAAAGCGCATCGATCCGCGCCGGTGTACGCAAAAAGACGCGGCGCTTATTTTCGGGATGCAGGCACAATCCCTTGGTATGTGGAAATGTCCCCGCAACGATGACAAGACATATGACCTGGGGGCCGTCTTTGCATGGCGGCTTGAGCAACAAAAAGAAAAAGGCAGCGATAGAACAGATCTCGAAGCGGATAAGCTTCGGCTGCAATGTAAAAAGTTGGAAATGGACATTGAGACGGCAAAGAAAAACACTATGCCAATTCAGGATCATCGGGAGTTTCTCGCAGCGCGGGCGGCGGACCTGAAAGATTATCTCATGGGCTATGCAAAGATGAACCTGAATGAGATTGCTGGGCAACCGATTGAAGTATGTCAAAAATATTGGAACAAGGTAGTTCGGGCGGCGATGAACACGTATGTAAAGAACAGGATTTAACTGGGTAGCAAGCAGAAATATGTTTATAGCGCACTGGCGTTGCCCTGATAAGCGGATAGACATATCGGGTGAGATGCCGCATAGTCCGGCTTGCTACCTTTTATAAATTTATTGAAAACTTATTAATTAAAAACAAAATTATTGATGATTAAATTATCTGAATACGAGCAGGGCATCTACGAGATCCCTGAGTTTGTTCTCCCTTCCCAATGGGCAGAGGAAAACTTTCACCTGGTCAAAGGATACGCCAATCCATCCAAGCAGTTCATCCCCTACCGCTGGCAACGTGAACCGATGGATGCGATTACGCGGTACGATACGGTTATTCTTTGCGGGTGCGTACAGTTTGGAAAATCGCTCATTGCCGAGGTTATTTTGTGGTGGTTACAGGCTACACGACCGATAAATTCACTTTGCATTTACGCCAAGAAAGAGACGGTGGAAGATGTTTTCCAAGATAGATTTAGGCCGAGCCTTTACGAAGTACCTGCATTGCGTTCTTTGTGGTCTGGTAATCCTGATGATCTTACTATTAAGAAATTCTCCCTTAACAACTCTATTGTCCGTGTTGGTTCCGCTCGTGTGCGTGATGATATTGCGTCCCATCCTTCTGGCCATATTTATCTTTCGGAGCTTGCAAAGTACAGAGACTGTGACTTCGACGTTGTTAAAATAGCCCGAGGTAGGCAGGAAGCATACAACCGGACCGGGAATAAATCGGCGGTCTTTGAGAGTAGCCCGCTTGAAGTAGGCGATCCGCTGCACCGGGAAATGTATAGGCCTGGTGTTTTAAATTTGGAATGGTTCTGGCCGTGTCCGAAATGTGGGCACTATCAAATTTATGATTTGAAACAGATAAAAGAATTACCGAATGAGGCGAAAGAGTTTGATCACAATCCCCAGCGCATACGAAACGACACCGCAGCGCGGTATGAGTGCGTGAATTGCGGGAACGACGTACCGGAGAGCGCACGGGCCGCGACGAACGAGCGAGGGGTATGGAAAACCATTGATGAAGTTTTAAGCGCCACTGGGGAGCTTGTAACGAAGCGCAAACAGACACAGACCGTTTCTTTTCGGTGGAACCGTCTAATAGATTTTTCTTTTAAGTGGTCGGAATGCTTGGCGCGGTTTTTCGAGGCGTCGCGGTCCGGGAATCCAATTCTATTGAAAGATTTTTTAAACGAGGACATGGCTGAGTTTTGGAGTCTCCGGGCCGAGGAGCGCCCGACAAGCTGGCTAATAGCCAAATGCGCCCGGTATACCATGAAGGACGAATCCCTTCCCTCTGGCGTACTGGCGATCTTTGTCGGCATCGATACGCAGGATAAAGGATATTATTTTGTAATGCGCGGGTACGGCAGCGGGAAGGAAAGCTGGTTGCTTGACTGCGATTACATTCCATGCGAAATGGGGGCGGAACAGAATTTTGAGGCGGTTTTTCAAACGGTAAAAAAACGGATTGAGCGCCGGGAACTGTTTACGGCTGATGGCCGACGCTTGTTTATTAATTTTGGGCTGATCGACCGGGGAGGGCACAAGGCAAACTACGTTGACTACATTGCCGGGCACCTGGACGGGGTATTTGCGTACATAGGGGCCAAGGACCGTCTCCACCCGCTGGTAAAGGCTGGGAAGGATGACATCTATTTCGGAAACACTGAAAACCTGGCCCGGATCGTCGCGGCGGACGCTGAATTATCGAACTGGCACTTACCGGAAGATGTGCCGACCGATTATTTAAACCAGTTTGTGAAGCAATACGAAAAAGAGGAAGTCGATCGGTACGGAAACACGGTAAAAAAATGGATGAAGGGCGGCGCCGACCATTTCAGGGACTGCGAAAATTATATTCAAGCAGCGCTTATTATTTCTGGAGTAGATGAAGTTTTATACAATGGTGAGGAAGTTGACGCGGTACGGAGAGAGCAAGCGCAGGATGCACGGCAGCAAATAGAGAACGAGGAGAGAATCAAGCGCGGGGAAGCATTGGACGAACCGAAACCAATAGTAAATGATTTTTTAGCAGGTATACAATCACGCTGGGCAAGAGGGAGAGGTTTTTAAATGTTAAACGAAGAAATGTTTGATGAAATTCAAGAAATTGTAAGAAAATCAATAGAAGAGTTATTAACAGAAAAAAAATTAAGAGACTGGATATATTCCTGCGCGCAAGCCGGGGAAAAACTTGGTTCAGAAGTTACTTATGCTGAAAGTATAATATCAAAAATTAAAAAAAGCGGCAAAGACCTGGAAGATGATTACACCAAAAAGTTAAAATATTATAAAGAAAAAAGGGAAACCATAAACATTGAAAAAAGGATATTAAACGATTTGAAAAATGAAATTAAAATGTCTATATTAGAAGAAATTGGAGAAAAACTTTGTTATGAAATTAAAAATTACGGTTCTTTTGATGTTGTTGTATCAAAAAAAACAATAGAGGGGCAGGTTTAACATGGGAGACCATAATTTCAAAGGGCAACTGTCGAAACGGCCATTGATTGAGGCGAGTTCAACTGTGGGGCCCGACCTGGAACAAAAAACAGTCAAGACCACGCTCGGGGAATCGGAGTTGGTTATTGTCGCTCATCAAAAAGAAGGATGGCTTTATCATTCCTCAATACAACAGGGCGGAAATGAGCTATTAATTATTTTTGAGAGGTAATTTAATTTTTATATTGACTTCTTATATTGCTTTAATATATAATTGGTTTAGATAGGGCATAAAAGCCCAAATAGTATTTGCTCTTTTTGGTAGGCTCTGTTCGAATTAACGTTTCTTCGGAACGTCATTTCGAACGGGGCCTTTTTTATTTCCGGGGGTCAACATGGCCTTTACAGACACAAATGTCACCGATGCAGAAGCGTCCGCTGCTTTAAATGCTAAACGCGGTATTAAATCGCTTACCATAGGCGACAGGCGCATTGACTATCAGGATACCAAGGCCCAAATCGAAGCAAAACGCATGATGGATAATGATGAGCAAGGCGGTATTTACCCTGTTGTTTTCCCTCCAAAGGGGTATTTTTAATGAGTATTTTTGGCAATATTAAGCGGGAAATTGACAATTTCAGCATGTTTCGGCGCGGTGTAATGCCTCCAGATGCGCGTTTTAACGCCCATTTTTCCCGCGAAATCGGTAAAATAATGGAGCGCTATTACCCCGCTGCCGATTTATCCGCTAATCGTGCCGATTGGTCTCCTACAGTCCTTGTCGATCAGAATATTTACCGCCTTGAGTACCGGAGGCTCTTTGCTCGGGCAAAACGGGCCTACGATACGGACCCATACGCCCGGTCATGCGTGCGGGTGCTGCAAACGCAGGTAATCGGGACAGGAATTCAGCCTCGATCCAAAGCACAAGATAAAAACGGTAATTCACTGGTTGACCTCGAAAAGCTTCTTGACAAACTCTGGGAGCGGTTTGCTGATGAATGTTTGCGCCCCAATCATGATAATTTTTATGAAATTCAGGCTAAATACATTGCCAACCTAAGCGTATCGGGCGGAATGTTTTTAAATATGGTCCCGGCCCCGAAAGGCAACTTGCTTCCTTTTGCTTTTCAGGTCATCGATCAATCGTATATCGAATTTTCGCATGACAATTACGCCATGCCTTCGGTTCCTATGATTTACAACGGCGTAAAGATAAATGATTTTGGCGAACCGCTTGAATATTTCTTTCAAGACCTTGTAACGTGGATGTTCTTTTCTCTCCCTGCAAACAACATGATCCACTGCTATGACAAATGGCATGCCACGCAATGGATAGGGATTCCCTGGCTCGCTCCGGTGCTTACTACGCTCTGGGATTTGGCGCAATTGCAAGAAGATAAATTAATCGCTTCCCGTATACAGGCGGCAATTGCTCTGTGGATTCCGGAGACAAATAAGCCTTTTTCAAAAAAAGACGCGAACGCCGATGGAAATTTTTCTCTTTCTCCGGGAGCGATATGGAAGGGCGGGCAAGAACCTAAAATTATTCAAAGCGCTGACAATATTCGTGAAACCCTTGGCGCATTGATTGAGCTTTACTTGCGGCAAGTAGCTCGCGGTTTTGGAATATCGTACCAGGAAATGACCTCAGACCTTGCGGGTGCTAATTTTTCCTCGGCGCGGGTAATCACGCAGGACCAACGCCGGTATTACAAAAAGAAACAGCAATTCGTTATCCGCTCTCTATGTCAACCCGTCTATAATAAATTCGTGCAATGGTGTTTTCTTACCGGTCAAATACCTGGTAAATCGATACTTGATTTTAAGGAAAACCAGTACAATCTTTGTCGCGCCATGCATACGCCGGATAGGTGGGATTGGGTTGATCCGCTCAAAGACATGCAGGGCTATATTGAGCAGCGCGATGCTGGCTGGTTGACTGACGAAATGTATTGCGACATGATAGGCATAAATAAAGACGATCTTTATGCGACATTGGCAGAAGAAAAGAAAGCCAAAGACACGCTCGGTATTTCAGTTGTAGCGCCTGTCGCGGTAACGCCAAATAAATTTAAAACGCCTGACAATGCGCCGGGCGTTGACGAAGAAGGAGGTAATTCTGATGCCAATAAATAACAACGAAGCGGTTGAGAAACCCGAAGGATTTTACCGGACATTTACTCCGGGAACATATACCGAAGAAAAAGACGACAAGGGAAACGTAGTTCAACGCAAAGTCAGGGCGATTGTTTCTTCCGATGCTCCTGTTGAAGTTTACGATTGGCAGAACGATGAAATAATCCGCGAAATTCTTACGATGGACGGAATGAAAACTCCTGATAATCGACAGGTTCCCCTACTTGATAATCATAGTCGCTGGAATGGCAGCGCAAGCGTTAAGGGTTCGGTGCGGAACATAACCGACATGGGAAACGGGACTGCTGAGGGGGATGTTTACTTTTCCTCAACTGCCGGGGATGTTGCCACGCTCGCCCGAGAGGGTCATTTGACCGACCTGTCGGTGGGCTATAAGACCGACGCCAAGGCCACGCAATGGCTCGAACCAGGTTCCCGGTGCAATATCAGGGGTAAAGAATATGTCAATAACACGGACCAACGCTGCGCGATACGCACGACGTGGTATCCGTTTGAAGTATCTACAACGCCAATAGGAGCGGACGCGCGGGCCAAATTCCGCAACGCTCGTTTGGATAATAATCAACCTCAAAATAAGGAGCGTATTATGCCGGATGAAAAAAATGTCCAGCAGGAAAACCCCGCGTCCGCTGAAAAAGTGAACGTGGTCGAAATCAGGGCGGCGGCGGCAAAAGAAGGTGCCGAAGCCGAACGCGCAAGAAGCCAAGAAATTGAAGGCGCGGCCCGTGAAATGAACATCCCCGAAGAGTTTTATCGGGAGCTGATAATGAAAGGCGTACCGGCAGCGGAAGCGACCAGGAAACTGATCGTTGAAGCACAGCGGCTTTTGAAAGAAGCCAAGAAGCCGGGAAGCGAAGGCCCGAACGTCACTCTTGACGAAACCGACAAATTCCGCGATGCGGCCCTCAACGGCATGCTGGTGCGAAACGGTTTTCAGGACGCGACGAACCGCAAACGCCTCGACGACAAGACGGTTGCCGATGTTGAGAAGTCGGATTTTCGAGACGGCTCGGCGATCACGATGGCGAAGAAATGCCTTGAGCGGGCAGGCGTTCGCAATGCGCCGTACCTCAACAATGTTGAGATTGCTCGCATGGTAATGAACCCCGGCGAGTTTGGCCGTGGTACGGTTGCCCAGGCTACTGGCGATTTCGCGTACATTCTTGCAGCCGCCGTCAATAAATTCCTCATGAAAGGCTACGAGGAAATTCCGACCACGTACGACAAGTGGGTTGGGAAGCAGCCTCTCAACGATTTCAAGCAGAACAAGCTTGTCAATCTGAGCAATTTCTCAGACATTGACTGGGTGCCCGAAGGAAAAAACCCGGAATGGGGCCGGTTCAGCGACAAGGCCGAACTCATCACGCTCTACAAATACATGAAGGCGTACAGCCTCTCGTTTGAGGCCCTTGTCAACGATGACAAGAATGCTTTCTCCCGGATACCTGCGGCCCTCGGCGGCGCGGTTGCCCGTAAGAAAGAGCGGACCACGTATAACTACCTCTATCGCGGCAATACCGAAGGCACTGGTTCGGGGTCGGTCGGTCCGACGATGAATGAGGACAGTATTGCAATGTTTGATTTGTCAACTCACGCCAACTACGGAACTACAGCGGCGCCTTCGACGGCTTCACTTTCGGAAGCGCGGAAGCTCCTCCGGTCGATCAAACTTCTGGCCCCGGATAAGACGAGCAAAACGCAGTACACGCTCGCACCGATAAAATTCATCATTACCGGTGAAACGAAATGGACCGAATGGCAGAAGGTTCTCGGTTCCCCCGCGGCTTATCTGGCCGCTGACGGCAGTACGGCAAACGCCAACCCTGCGATTATCAACCCGTACGCAAGTATGGGCATACAGCTCATCACCACGCCGTATCTGGATGAGTATTCGACCACGGTATGGTATGCGGCAGCGGATTCGAACGTCGCGCAGCATCTCGTTTTGGCGACACTGGCCGGTGAGGAAGCGCCTCAGATTCGTTCGGCTCCCTCGGAAATCGGGCAGGCTCGCGGTATCGTGTGGGATCTGATGGTGATTTTCGTAATCGGTTCCAGCGATTGGCGCGGAATCGTCAAGAACATCGGCGCATAAACAGAAACAAAAACGCCCCGTTTCGGCGGGGCATTATCTTTAGAAAAGGGGTTTACAAATGTCTATCACTTGTACGCAAAGATTGGCCGACCTGGAAATGTCGGATGTAGTCCAGTATGCAAATACTACGGGCCTTGCGATTGTTTACAACCAGTTGGTTTTCCTTCCCGGTGATACCGGTTTCGGCATGGTTGGTATTGCCAATACCGCTATCGGCGTTGGGGAAACCGGTCCCGTTACAATCCGGGGCGTCGTGCAGCTCAAAGCCGCCGCCGTTGCAATGACGGCAGGTCAGACCGTCCAGGCCGCGACCGGCGGAACCGCTTGCACGGTTGCCGGTACGACTGCCGGGCTTTATGCTCTGGGCGTTGTACGCGATACGATCGGGACCGGAGCCGGGTACGTCAATGTGGGTCTCAATTTTGGCCCGCAAGCGTTTAAGGTATGGTAAATGACGCTTGACCTGATGCAGGACATGGATACCGCCTTTCTTTCCAGCGGGCTGGAAGAGGCGGTATCTTATACTCCTAAAAGCGGGACGGCAAAAACTATTAATGCGATTGTATTCAGGGGCAAGGAAAACAGGATTGCTCTCAATATCAAACAATCAGGCAACGACATGGCGCGGAAATTTGATGTTGAGATTTACGTATCAAGGACCGACGTTCCAGTTGTAAAAGAAAACGCCGATACTGTTGAGCTTTACAAAATCGAAGGTGACACGATGACCACGAAAATGAACGTGGTCGGAATTGTTAGGATGGATCAAGGGGCTTTTCGCCTGGGGCTTGCATAATGGCAATCATGGTTAAAATGGACAGCGGCAGAGTGCTTTTTGCGTTTAAGAAAGCGCCGGAAGTATTCGGCGATGAGATTGACCATTGGATGAATAAGGAGCGTATCGGGTTTATCGGGAAGCGGAGTTCTCCAACGAGTACGGCAGGGATAAAAGGAAAACTTTATCATAAGCAAACAGAATCTGGTTCTCAAGGCTGGTCGCCTAGTTTTGTTGAACAACTTGCATCGGTAAAGCAAAATAAGGGAAAACTCAACGCAAAAATGGTCATGGGTCTTATCGGGCCAAACGCTCACATGCACAGCGTCATGGAGTTTTTTGAGCGCGGAGGAATAATTAACTCCGGGAAGTTTATGCCGATACCAAATCTTGAGGCGTTAAAATATTATGGAGTTCATAACCAGAAACAAGCAGCAGATTTTTATAAAACGACATTTGGAAATAAAAATTTTCAGCTTGTTCCGGGAAGCGATGGAGACTATTATTTACTTTCTGGTGGGGCAGGAATAACACCTGACAGGTTAGCAAGGCATGGCGCACCGGCACCAGGTAAAATGCTCCTTTATACTTTGAGCAAAAGAGCAAAGGTAAAGAAACAATTTGATTTTTCAAAAAAATGGAACAGGCGGATTCCAAGCATTATGAGACGCGGGGAGCAGGCAATATTCAGAGCAACGCGGCGTATAGAAAAGGCAATTTCAACTGGTGACATAAGCGGGTTTTAAATGGCCGACTCAATCATAGCACAGATAACAGCGAACCGCAAAGCAGCACTCGCGGCAATTACTACGGCGGGCAGCGCCTATACTTTTACCCCGCTGGCAGTTGAGGAACAAAGAATAATTCAGGACATTGACGGGCGTTTCCCGTTTATACTTTTATCGCAGGAAGAAGCGGACGAAGAGGATGAATACAACGTCGCTTCACATGTTAAACAGCGATACGCTGTGGTTTATTTTGATCAGTATAACGATGAAAAAAGCTTAGTGGTTGGAGTAAAAACATATCCCGATGAAATTTTTAAGCACTTCCGCAATGTAAATGCAGATTTAATCAAGGCTTGGATGGCGGACAGGACATGCGGGGGGCTTGCTGAATATAACAGAACGCTCGGATTTTCACAGAGCGTTTTCAATGATGAAGGAAAAGTCTACTATGCCTCGTGGGTGACTTTTGAAGTTGAGGCGTTAATCGATAGTTCAAATCCTTATTTAAAGGGGTGATATTATGATGCGCGATATTGACACAATGATTTATCAACTTTCTCAGAACGGCGACGCTGTCGCGGTTGACCTTTCTTCCACTGATTGTATTGTATCTGCTTTAACAACCAAAAGAATAAAAGGTATGGTTACCGCCGATGGAACAATAATCAAAATCGATAAATTAAATTCGGACGGAACCACGGTGGTTATGTATTTACCGGCTCCCAATTGGAATGGAGTTGACGGAATAACCAAGATTTACAAAACCGGCACTGATGCCACAAAAATCACGCTCATTACCGAATAGGGGGAAGCCATGCACATATTAAAGGAACTATTCCTTTATCAACAGCAGAGTTCAAACAACTTTGCTTATTCCGACGCTGGGGCCGCAACGCTGGCCGCTGCCGATTTAATTCAGATTGCCAAGGGATCGACCATTGACCATGAAATAGCGATGGAACCGGTCGAGCTTGTTGCCGCTGGATTCGACCAGTATTCGGCAGTGGTTGGAAAATTTGGGGCCAAAGGGAGCCTGAAATTTCTCATGAACCCGGCAAGCGGGGGCGGCCTGGTGCTTCCACAGTGGGCAAAGGTAATGCAGGGGTCGTGTGATTACTCACTTGCTACGACCACGGCAGGGACCGTGCCAAGCAATTGGTTATTGTCTCCGGCGAGTACACCTACATTGTCGGGAGTGCTTGACCATTATTCCGGCGATCTGGCAAGCGGGGCGTCTCTCCGGTCCCGATATTATAATCTCAAGGGCAGTTTCAAAATTGCAATGGAAGCGAACAAGGTGCCCACAATCGACTTTTCTCTTGACGGCGCTTTTTACAGTGAAATAGATGCGACGCAACCTGATGTTACCAACTCAAAGGTTCGGGAAAATCCCTTCGCTTTTAAGGGCGCTACGGTTCTGGTTTTAGGCAGTGCGGTTTATTCTGTGACATCGTTTGAGTTTGACGGCGGCGAGGTCGTGGTCAATCGCAATGACGTTTCGCAAACCGGGGGTGCTGGTCAGAGCGATATAACGGACCGCAAAATAAAAGTAAGCCTTAAATGCTATGCGGTAAAACATGCTACCGTTGACCCATTGACGGCCTTGCAGAACGATACCGAAGGAGTAATATCGGTGACATGGGGAACCGGAACAAAGGCAATTCGGCTGGCCGGTACCTACTTCCAAATAACCGAACGCAAAAAAGCGGACGAAAACGGGATAACCGCTTTTGACATTAAAGGGCAACTTAACCAGAATAATTTTGTTGTAGGCATAAACTCATAAGGGGGAATTGTGGGAAGTATTCCGTTTACAGGGGAAAACATAAAATACCTGGATAAGGAAACCGGAGTTGAGTACACCTTTCGACAGGCTACCGACGAGGTGGAAATAAAGTTGCTCGACTTTCTCGATACCTTTAAGGACGAGAAGCTTGAAGGAAAGACCATTACCCACAAGATTTTCAGGGACATGATAAATGGTCAGATCGACATTATCCTTGTCTGCTGGTCAAGCAAGAAAGTAAAGCTCCCTGAATTTCCAAAGAGCAATCCATCAAAGTTGATGAATGGAAGTTTAAAGCTCGACATTTTAAAATGGTGGAAAGAACAAAAAGAATTTCAGGTTGATGACCTAAAAAAATAATTGCGGCGGCGTGGCTTTTTTTCTTTCCAACATCGACCGCCGCTAAATACGATTGCCGGAATTGCAACTGGAAAGATAAAAAACAAAAAGGGTGCAAGGCCTTTACCCGAAGCCCTCAACTCGTTTTTGAATGTCCCATTTGCGGAGGGGAAAACAAAAAATGCACGTACTGCAAGGGCAAGAACGAGATACCATTAAAACGATGTCCGAGGGCTATCATTACTGCCGACGTTTTTCTCTTACTCCCATACTTTCACATTTACAGGAAAACCGGATTGCCGGAGACGTTCCCAGATGGACGGCCTCGACTATATCAGCCGAAGACGCTTTTGAGTTTATTTTTACTGTGGTCGAATCTTTACAAACAAATAGAAGCAAAGCAGAATAACAATGGGCAATGATCTAAAAGTTACTCTTTCCCTGGTCGATGATTTTACCCAGAAGCTTACTGGTGTTCAAACGCAAATGGGGGCTTTTGGGAAGCAGCTCGACTATATAAATAATGTTGCATCAAAGTTCGGCCTTGGCATTGGCATAGGTATAGGTGCAACCGCAATAAGTGGACAGATAAAAGATTTAATTGAAGCCGGGAAGCAATGGAACCAGGTTGAAAATCAATTAAAAGAATCGCTTGGTTATACCTCTATTGCTCTTAACGAACAAGCCGCAACTTTAAGTAATAAATATAAAATTGATGAAAAAGAAATATTAACTGTTCAACAAAGACTCTCTCTTTACACTCAAGATGAAGATAGAATAAAAAAGATAACTTCTGCAACCATTGATTATGCAAATGCAACAGGTAAAGATTTATTAACCGCTACAAAACTTGTTTCAATAGCTATTGAAACAACGAAGGGGTCGGTACGTGGGCTTGCAGGTCATTTAGATGGAGCTGCTGAGAGTTCGGAAAGATTGGATTCAATAACCAACATTTTAAATAAACATTTTCACGGACAGGCTGAAGCCGTAGAGGAGAGTAAAAACTGGTTTGATAGGTTGACGTTTTCTATTGAAAAAACAAAACGCGCTATGGGGATTTCGTTATTTGGAAACAAAAGCGTGAGAGAAATGCAAGAAATCGAAGAGCGCAAAAAGTTTATAGAAGATTATGAAAATGGAATGTATTATAGCCAAAGAGAAGAACTTAAAGACAATTATGAATTACAATTGAAAATTGTTGGTGAATATGAAAAAATGATAGGCGAGGAAAAGAAAAGAGCAGCTGAACAACAGAAAACAGATTTAGAAGATTCTCGTTATGACGCGTCTGTTGATAATATGAGAAAAAACAAAACATTTAATATCGATCCGTTAAAAAAGGAAAAACAGAAAGAAGCAGAACGAAAAGCCAAAGAAGCTCTTCAAAATCAAAAAGAAGCTGACAAGCAGTTTTTAAAACTTATACATGATGATGCCGAAACTCAATATAAAGATTTAGAAGCCAAGGAAAAGAAAAAAGAAGAACTTGACGATATGGGTTATAAAACCGAAGCAGATAAATGGAAGGCTATTTATAAAGGGGCAGAGGAAAACGATAAACGAATTGAAGAGCTGCATAAAAAAGAACAGGAAGAGCAGAAAAAACACAATGAAATCATGACTGGTTATGCAATGGAACTTGGTGAAAAGTTCGGCAGTGATATAGGGGCAGGGCTTGCCAAGGGAAAAGTTGACATGAAGCAGGCTATGAAAGATGTTTTGGTAATGACGGTTGATTTTCTTGAAAAGGAAGAAATTGCCGCCATTGCCGCAAATACTTTGCATAATGTCGTAACTGAGGGATATTGGGGCCTTGTTGTTGGAGCGGCTGAAGCTGCTGGAATTACGGCTCTTGGCGAAGCGGCTAAAGGCGCTATAAATTCATTTGCGGTCGGTACACCCTATTCTTCTGGGGGAATGGCAATGGTCGGGGAGCGGGGACCGGAGCGGGTTATGCTTCCTCGCGGATCACAGGTTCAAACGGCAGGCCAAACAGCTGCAACAGGAGGGGGATCGGGCGGCGAGGTACACATCCATATCCATGATGCCAATGGTAACGTCCTTGAGGCCGCTACGCAGCAATTACGGTCAAGGCAGACGGCGGACAGGTTTGTAAGCATGGTGTTTTCTCACGCCAATAAAATGGGGATAAATTAAATGGCGCGGTCAATGACATTATATAGCGGTGGGTCAAGTGTGACTGTAAATTTACCTAAATATGGATATACGGCAGAAATACACATGCCTATTACGACGCAGAAAGCATGCGATGGCAGCTATTCGTTTTTCGATCCTCGCAATCCTGACACTACTTTAACGGGAAGTTATGATTACCGGATATGCAAGGGCACATTTTGGAATGATCCTACTATTAAAGCGGCTCTCAATGCATTTTTGCTTGATCCGCTTGGCGGGCGGGCGTGTACTTTCGGGTTATCGCTTGGCAGTGATTCTACTGGTTTTTTCCCTGGCGGCGCTGATTGGGGTGATAAGGGGAATTTTGAAATGAGAATTGTGACCAGGGACCAGACCGGGGCAATGTCCGCTCCCTGGTTATGGTTCCAGGACGATGTTCAACTGATAATTACTGAGCATCCTGCATATACTTTACCGGCTCAATTTTCACAAGGGAATTTTGAAATCGGTAGTATTCAAAATTTAATGATGCCACAGGGATGGTTTAAACCTAAAACCGATTATAATTTTGATACTGGCCTTTCCGTTTCCGGGGTGCCACATAGCTTAGATAGCACCTCGGCAAGCGATACATGGGAAAGCTCATGGGATCAAGACTTGAATACCGGCAACGCGGCAGCGCTGATAAATTATCTGATTACAAACCGGGATTTAAATATGGCCCTGGTTGCGCCGTCAAATTTTTATCCTTTCGGGGTTGACCAGGGGGACAATGGAATTTACTCAGTCAAATTTCTTGGCAGTGAAAACACGGGGCGGGAAATTATTATTTCAGTGAAGCACATTGGGCACAACCAATGGGTGATGCCTGTCAATGTGTGGCTTAAAGAGAAGCTGTCATAATGTCAAACACAAAAATTATACATGCCGTGGAGATTAAACTTGACGTTGTTTTAAGTGATGACGCAAGCCTTGGAATTTATACCATATCTGGGGTATCATATTTAAAATGGTCAGAATACCCCATTATAGAAGCGGGGTATTCCTGGGCCTCAGGTATCATTGCGGATGGTGGATTAAGCGCGGAGGAGGCGGGGGCCGACTTGCGGCGAGGCGGTGCGCCTGTTGCTTATACCGGGTATACGATCAACGTACAGTCAACATACCAAAACTACCTAAAACTAAAATCTCTTGGCGTGAACCTTGTTGGTAGGAAAATAAAGCGATGGGATTTTATTGGAAGCGATACTAATTCCAGGGTGACTTCAAAAATGCTCATGAGCACGTTGATAATTCAGGATTCATCTTGGAATGATGCAGAATGGAAAATACAGGTGATGAATGCCACGTATACGCAAAATGCATTCATGGGCACGATCATAAACAATGACCCTGACAGCGGAAATTATAAAGATGCAACCGACGATCTAAACGGAAAAATGGTGCCGTTGACTTTCGGTGCGTTTAAGGTCATCGACGGAAATCCTGTTCCTGCTAAGTTTATCAGGACGGCAAATAAACAAACGGCTATTGTTAATTCTGATTTGTTGCCTAATATACTTCCATCAGATCAAAGTATATTTCCCATAACGCAAGCAGGAACAACGCCGACCCTTGAATACCTAATTAAATTAGGATTGACCGATACTTCAACAGATCTTCAATTTACCGCTATGATTGCAAGCTTGAATGCTATGCTTACAACTAATGAATTATGGTTAAAAATAGTTGAGGGTGGATCGGTTGATAATACAAGTCTTGTTGGTAAATTTAAAAAAATAGCTTCTTTTGAAGGTGGAACAAATTCAACACATGAGATAATTATATTAACGTCTGATTATTTTGAAAAGGATTTATCAGGGAATTCCACAGCTACAGCTACAAATCAAGTATGGTGTTCTATTGTTAATTTAAAATATGGTTTTTCAGGAGATATTTGGAAACTTAAAGGATTTCTTGAAACAGATGGAAGTTTACTTTCTTCTGGCATTCGCTTGTATTCTTTCATCAACAAAGATATTCAAAAATCATTCGAGAGAACGATTATTTATGATGCAGCGCAAAATCAATTAGGCTATAGCAAGTTGAAAAAAGTAGGATTTCGTCCTGTTGGTCTTTATGGATATTCAGTATTCAATGATGGAAATAATAATGCTCTTATTATTAATGCCATGCTTTGCGATGACGATCCTGATAAACTTTATAGTTTTGATATTTTCCCACTTGGCAGTTTGCAAAAATATCTTGCTGCCGACTTATCAGCTTATGGTCAAAACACATTTGTACCTTTGCAACTTGGTGGACAAAACACTAATGTTTACATTGTAACTCCGGCTTATGCATCATTGCTTTCGTATGTGGAGTCTGGTTCTGCTGGGAATGCTTTTGATGCAGATGATAACACTTCGGATCAACACGTAGTTGCAGTACAGGTAATTCCAGGGGTGCAATTAGGGTTTTTTACTGCATTTGAAATAGGTATTGATTTTTCAAAAATATCGATTGACTATGATAATTATTATCTTGGTTTAAATATTCATACCGCGACAGACCATACTTATTCCGCTACTGGTATAGTAGTTGCAAGTCGAAGATTTATGGGGCCATATAAATATATATTGCTATCCGCCTATGCTTATAAATATCTTGACACTTCCGTGGGTGGGGACATAAATAATCTCCCTGACTTTTATTATAAGAATAGAATTGCTCCTGATAACAATTTTTCTTTTGTGCGTATTCCTGACTGGACACAGGGACAGTCAACAATTAGAGAATTTTCCGGTTATAAAACCTTTCCTCTTGACAAAGTAAACTCTTTGGATTTGTTGCAATCAATATACAAAATAGGGCTATTAATCGAAACGATATCAATTAATTCTGGTGTTAACGTTACCTATACACATACTCTAAATTTCAAAGAACTCGCAATCATCTGCCAATCTACCGATAACATTTCTTCGGAAATTTTCACCCTTTGTTCAGGCCGTATTTTTAATGATGCCTGGGGCGCTCGCAAGACCGCTACAAATCAAATGGTAACGCCTGCCGACATCATAGAGCATTGTAAACGTCTGGGCAATTTTGGAACGCCCTCGGTAACGCCGGGCCTTGAATACGATGCAGCAGCGCTTATTAAAACAGGAAGCGCCGAAGGTTCTTTTGACATGATTTCAATGATGCCTTCAACGATTACCACATACCCAGGATTTTATAAACCCACTTTTCAGGTTGACAACGATTCCGAAGCGTGGACGGCTGAAATCGAAAAGAAGCTTTGCGCGACGTACGGACTTTGCACGTACTATGACCCAGATGGGACCGCATGTATAAAATCACTACTCCCGGAAAGTCCTGCCGAAACAATCAACTTTGAAGACCTTGCCGGGGAATGTTCTGATGTTCAACCGGCCCAAGTGCAAGACGTGTTTTGTCAACCGTTGTTAAACTATCAGTACAATTACGGCAGTTCTAAATTCGACAAGCAGCTTGCAATAACAAATATTCAGGCCGATACTTACGACCCATCTTATGCAATGGGATTTTCTGGAAGCGACGGGGAAGCGGTTTGGAATACATGCCGAGCGCTTTATTTAAAATATAAACAAATTGAAGTCCCGCCGAGCGACTGGACTGATCAGAAAACAGTATCAACCTATGGTGAGGCGCTTGCATTGATTAAAATGAAATTAGCATGGATGAACAAATACAGAATTACGGTTCCTGTTTTTTACGACAAGGGAAAAACATATCACTATGCTCAACACATAAATCTTGCCTTGCCGCATCAAACAAATGGAGAAGTTTACGAGTGCGTTATTGAAAAGGTTATAAAGGATAAAAATTTTAATCCAGCGGGCAAGGTTGAGGTATCGCTTGTATTTATAGATGACTTGGACTCAATTAGCTTTTTTTTTTAAATTATATCAAGATTATTATGAGGGCGAAGGTGCTGGTTCAAAAGTGTGGCAGGATTTTAAAGATAGCGACGAGCCAAGTTCGGAAATTTTACAGGATAATTAAAAAATGGAAAATACATACAATAAAGCCGGGGCGGACCCGATAAATGAATATCATATCAATAATACCGAAGCTGATCTTATGGCGCATCTTGCGCCGGGGCAATTTGGATTTGCAACCGATACATACCGGATTGTTGTCAATGTTCCAGATGGTGGAAGCGGGATTATTAAAAAGTTTGATTTTTATACCGGTTATTCTTACGTTGGAAATAATTATCGGTATGCCCAGGTAGGCGACGACTTTGTTTTGCAACGCTCTGCAACTGGCTTGATCGCCGATTATGTAACCGTTGAAACTATTTGGAGGCCTTAAAAATGAAAAGTTTAATTTTAATGTTTGCATCGGTTAATATTCTTTTGGCGAGTTGGGGAAGCGGCCCTGATACGCTATGGATACCCGTTCGAGTGAATACCGGGGCCGTACATTTTAGCGCATTGCAAAGCGGAACGCCTGGGGATTCTATTGTATTTGTAAACAACGGGTTTACGGTGCGATGCACAAAGGCGCAGCTAATTATATGGCTTGATAGTCTAAGAAAAGCGCACCTTTCCGACACCTCGATAGATGCTGGAAATTTGGGTGGAAAACCCAAAGCCTACTACGATACCGTAGGCAACGGTTCACTTGCCGCTTCGCTCGGCGCAAAGAGGGATACTTCGGCGCATGATACCACAGGCTTCGGCGCGGCCTACAAAGCGATAAAAGATACGGCCTCAAACAAACTCGGCTTGCATGCTTCCGCTGATAGCGCTGACACTGCTTACGACGCGGGGAAATTAGGCGGATATGCGATGTCCTATCACGATACTGTCGGGCACGGTGCAAAATTGGGACTTCATGCAAAGACTGATAGTTCAGTTATTTCTGATTCTACAAAATGTAAAATTCCTTGGGCGCGTATTATTTCTCCACCTGATAGTTTCCGGGCCTCTGGAAAATCAGATACCACGATTAAGCCCGACAACCGATATTTACTTATTGGCGGAAAAGCGGTCAATTCTCTCCACGCCGATACGTCGGATAGTGCTAAGAAAATCCCCAATATAATTACCGCTGCTGGTCCTGTGGGAACATCGAAAGTCACTCCGGTAATTACCTACAATGCACAAGGACGGCTTACCACAGTGTCCACAGCGACGATAATACCGGACAGTTCCTGGAAAACAAAATATTCAGATAGTTCGGGTTCAACCGGAAAATATCCCAAAATTGATATTGTTAATGGTATTGCAATAGGAAACGGGTCTGGAACATGGGCTGCTCTAACCGATAATTCCACCCACTGGAACACGGCTTATGGTTGGGGCAATTGGGCCTCGAACTTTGGCACGACGGGTGGAACCATTGCACAGGGAAATGATTCGCGCCTTTCCGATTCGCGCGCACCGAATGGATCGGCAAGCGGTGACCTAACCGGCACATACCCAGGGCCAACGGTAGCGCACACTAATACCTCAACTTTGCTCTATGGAGATACTTTAAATGTACATAATGTTATAATTGACAAGGGAGGAAACTTAAAAATATACAGTGGAAACGGTCTACAATTGTACAGTCCTGATAATTCGCAATGGTCAACTTTTGCGACGACATCTGATGGAAATTTGCACTTAAACCACCCGTTAATAGTGCGTGGTGGGAATATTGTTGACACGGGGACTATTATTGCAACAGTTGGGTTTAATGGAAATTTAACTGGAAATGTTACTGGCACCGCGTCTAATGCAACCAATGTAACTACAAATATAAACGGAACCGCTATTGCTTCAGCGTGGTCGGTAGTTGGAGCAGATCAGTCTGGTGCTGGAACTACAGCGGTCAACGCAGCGATCAACGGAACGTCAGGGTATTTGGTGCGGCATACCGGAGCGCACACGACCGGGAACAGCGTGATTTACGATGACGGCACTAACGTCGGCATCGGGACGAATAATCCTACAAATTTATTAGATGTTTGGGGCGATATTGCTATATCATCGGGACATGCTCTAAGGTTATACAACGCGGCACGTACTGGTTGGGGAGCAATTTTTTATGATGAAACTACAAATGGTTTACAAGTATCGCGGGATTTATTGCCATCGGCTGATATTACCGATAATTTGGGTAGTACTGCACTAAGGTGGGCATCATTAAGAGTAGGGACGGGCAATTCTTCATTTGCAGGCAATGTCGGTATAGGGACCACGAGCCCAAATACAAATTCAGAAGTTTCTGGAGATAAGGCAACAATCAGAATAAGCGACTCATCGGGTGATAGACAGCCACAATTAGAATTTCTTAGAGGAACAGGAGCTTTTGGTTCTGATGAATACACAGACTGGCGCATTTATAGCAATGGGGGGAATCTAAATTTTCTAAGACAGGATAATGCAGGCAATTCTGGTGATGCTGTTACATTTGGGCCTACAGGCGCAGTCACCGTCAAGGGCAACATCTCCGACACCGGCAACATATCCACGACTGGCACCCTCACCAGCAATAAGGACACGACGCAGGCTTTGAGTGTAAACGGGAATTCATATTTCTTTACGGGCGGAAATCATTATTTGGAAATATTAAATTACGCCGGGCCGATGATTTACTCAACGACAAGTGCGCTGTATTTACAGGCAGGAAGCGCAGGTATATATCCGGTTATTTCCAATAGTGAGATCACCGCGCCATCGATGAATGTCACCGGAAACGATACGGTGGGGGGGAATCAATATGTCAATAAGGTTTTAAATTTAAAACGATCATCTACAATTACTTTAACATTAACTAATACACCATTGAGTGTTGACGTACAAGCAAACGGATCGTTTTGGATAGTTGATGGTCAGGCGGCGGGCGGTTTAATTATTCCTACAAATGCAAATACTGGTGATATAGTGATAGTGATAAATGTGGGCATTGGTGGGGACTTTTATTTTCAAGTAGCAGCAGCAAATTATGTAACTATCAGTGCCTCTGGATTTAAAGCTTATGAATTTATATGCAACAATGGTGGTGGAAACACTTGGTCACATATTCAATAGATGGTTGTATCGGATTTAATAAAAAACTCAATATTTTTATATGTTGTATCCGGTTGAACACTACAAGTGCAAAAATGATGAAACCAACCGATTTGAATACGGTCATTTGAATAAAAAGTAAAGGTGGAGTTTTGGGTAAGCATAGAATCGACAAGAACTTGTCCGAATCCAGAATCGGAAATGTTAACAACATAAAAACATTGGGCCATGGAAAGGCTGATGTTAGCAGTATAAAATCCTGGATTTGTACTTGCCTTAACCGTTACAATGGCGGTATCTGATATGGGCACCGAAACTGGACTCGTGCACGACGTGCAGATGAGTGCAAGCGCGACGGCGACCGCAGCGAACAGCCCGGTAAACCCGGCGAGATGTTTATTATTCATGGTTTACTCCCTTGGTAAAATGTATTTTATGAACGTGAAACTTTCTTTTTATCTTCCCTGGCTTTTACCATTGCGCGGGCTTGCTCGGATGTTAAAACGCGCCTTGATTTCTTACCGCCCTTGCGCCCCATATCAGAAAAGTATTCTCTCGAAAACCATTCTTCCCCATGCTTTGTCGTTCTTATTAAGATTTCATTCTTTTCCATATTTATATTATAACATAAGCCGGTTACGTTTACAAGGATTATTTTGTCAATATTTTAATAGGCGGTTTGCATGAACCTTATCCTTACCCGCACCCGCAAAACTGCGGATGGCATTCTTGGCACGCTGGTGATCGAGGGCTTGCTTACCGAGGTCACGGTTGAGAACCTTGAACATGCTATCCCGGCGGGCATCTATGACTTGGACATTGACAAAAGCCCTAAGTTTCATATTTTTACGCCCCATATTAAGGTGCCTTCCCGGGACATCGTGGCAACGGGCGGCGGTGGAGATGCAGGGTTGAGGATTCATCCCGCAAACTGGCCCTATCAGTTGGACGGCTGTATTGCAGTGGGAGACAAGGCCGAACTGGACGCGGTGGATCATTCCCGGACGGCCTTTGCGCGGCTCATGGCGGTTTTAATGAATACTGAGGAACCGTTGACGATTGAAATAATTGAGGCATTTGTTTAATAAACACTTTTCAGGAGGTTTTATTTATGAGGCTCACAATTTTGCTTCCCCTGCT